GACTCAGACTCTCAGACGAAAGAGTGGATTCAAACTGGATCGTCTAATGATGTTAATTCTGTTCTCAATAGGTTTAAAGCTGACATGGGCCAACCAATTTCAACGCCGCAAGAGCAGACTTTAGAGAGGGCAAAACAGGTTGCAGAACCTAAGATGCCTAAGGCTCGAAAGTCTAATTTAAAAGGTGATAAGAAATACTGGACTGTCGATGAGATCATGAAGATGCCAAACAAAGTGTTTGAAAAGCATCAGAGTGAAATCATGAAGGCAATGGAAAGTGGATCGATTCGCCGCTAATCTCTTGTGAGGTAATAAAATGTCTTTTTCACAATTTAGTACGGGTGCTACATCTGAAGTAAACTTTATCCCAGAGGTGTTCTCAAAACTCCTTCAGGCAAAGTTTTACAAAAAATCAATTTTACCCGCGATTTCAAACACCGATTATGAAGGTGAAATCTCCGGCCAAGGCGATAAGGTTGTTATTCGTACAGTTCCGGCTGTAACGATCAATAACTATGCTGGCACAATCACTACTCAAGAGCTGACCACAGCTAAAGTAGAAATGTTAATCGACAAGGCTAAGTACTACAGCTTTAAAGTTGACGATGTACTAGCGGCTCAGGCTGACATCAACATGCTTGAAGGTGCATCTACAGATGCGGCTGAAGGTATGCGGATTGCAGTTGAAACCGAAGTACTTGCGGGTGCTATTACTGGCGCTACAAGTATTGGTTCTCAAACGACTATTACTGCCGCCAACATCCTAACCAACATTCTGACTATGTCTAAGCAGTTAGACGAGCTGAACATTCCTGAAGAAGGTCGATTCATCGTTCTTTCTCCTGAGTTCATTAGCTTATTAAAGCAGTCTGAGCTTCGTCAGGCGTACATTACTGGAGATGCTACTTCACCTCTTCGTAATGGACAGGTTGGAATGGTTGACCGTTTTAACGTGTTCCAAAGCAACATGGTATATACCCCAGCCTCTGGTGCTGACTCTGGATATACTCACGTTCTAGCTGGTCATCCTAAGGCTCTTTCTTTCGCGTCACAGTTCACTAACACTGAAACTGTTCGCATGGAAAGCACCTTCGGCGATCAAGTTCGTGGCTTGAAAGTGTACGGATCTAAGGTTGTAACTCCAGATGCACTTTGCGTAGGTAAGTGGACTTAATACTAGTCTGACCCATGAGGGGGAGGAAACTCCCCCTTTTTAGGAGATCAAATGAAATCCGCAACAAAAAAAGACGAGATATTTGCTAAGGCAAAAGAAGACTTCGATGTAAAGCTTGATCGCAGGCTAACGCTTGCACAGCTAGAGGAACAGGTTAAACAGTTGGCTCGCAATAAAGCTAACCCGCCTCCCAAAGAAGAAGCCCTCGTCCCTAAACGAGTAAGAAATGTAATCACGGGTAATGAGTTTGATTACAACGTGCTTTTTAAAGATAACCCCGATTTACAGATAATCGAATGGGAGAGTGACGATGGCAACAACTAAAGTTGTAGATATTTTAGATCGGGCTGGAATTATCCTACAAGATAATACTAATGTTCGATTTCCCAACGAAGAGCTTTTAAAGTTCTTTAATGACGCGCAGAAAGAAGTTGTACTGCATAGACCAGATGCAAAGATGGTAAACACTACCTTCGCTTGCGCCACTGGAAGCAAGCAGACATTGCCTTCAGCCGCGTTAAGATTGATTGAGGTAGTCCGCAATGTAGGTGGCCGAGCAATTACACAAGTCCAGCGGCGAATACTTGACGAGACTTTACCGAATTGGCATGAGACAGCGGCTGGAACCAACAAGATTGAACATTTTGTTTATGACCCTGCCGATCCTAAGAATTTTTATGTTTACCCTAAAGCGGCAAGTGGCACTCACTCTTTGGAGATAGTGTTTAGCTCCTCTCCTTCAGAGATAGCTATTTCCAACTTTGTGACCGACACAAGCGTAATTAGTGTAGATGATGTCTACGCTAACTGTTTGCTGGACTATGTCCTGTATCGCTCATACCAGAAGGATTCAGAGTTTGCTGGAAACGCTCAGAGAGCCATGATGCACTATCAGAGCTTTGCTACTGCTTTGGGCATTAAGACTCAAGCAGACTCAGCCACAACCCCAGTCCCCACACTATAAGGGTAGCGGATAATGAAATATTCTGATTTTTCTCTATATGTCCGGCCTGAAGTTCAAGGTGCTCCCGATTTTGTAATCGAACGGGCGGTAAGAGATTCAGCTATAGATTTCTGCGCTAGAACAGATGTCTATATGCCGGAGCCTGAGTTTATTACTGTTATTTCGGGAGTAAACGAGTACGCGGTTAGCTTACCGACAAGTACTGAGCTAAATCATATTTTAGATATCTTTAAAGACAAATCGGCATTATCTCCAATAAGCTACAATCAACTATTGTTAAGACTAGGGGACGAAACCACAACAGGTTCACCTCAATTTTATGCCCAACGGGATAATGCCGATTTTTATCTAGCACCAATTCCTTCCGCTACAGATTCTCTTAGAGTGTTATATAGCGTGAAACCATCATCGGCAAGCACTAGCATTCCTGACACGGTTGGAAAAGAGCATAGAGAGCTTATTGCTCATGGAGCGCTGTACAGGCTTCAAATGATGTCATCTCAACCTTGGTCAAACCCAGCGGCGGCGGCCAATAATAAGCAATTATTTGAAAGAGCTGTAGGCAGGGTTATTCGTCAAGTTAAATATGGATTTAGCGGCGGATCTTTAACGGCAAAATCAAGGGCATTTATCTAATGGCATATTTAACGACTATTAACTTGGTTCAGGGAGATCAGCTTCCTGAGGTAGAGATTACTTTAAAGGACAGTAACACAGCGGCTTCAGGCTCTATTTTAGACGCCGATGACCCCTCAACTTTCAACCCTTTAGATTTAACAGGTGGATCTGTTCGGATGCGAGTTCGTACAGTAGGTCAGACTGCGCTCATAGATACTTTAGTAGGTACGATAACTAATGCATCTGGGGGTGTTGTTACTTTTGTTTTTGACTCTGACACTTTAGCTACTAGCGGAGTCATAGAGGGCGAAATTGAATTCACGGATTCCGCGAACAGAACTCAGACCGTAATTGACCTGATCAAGTTTAAAGTTAGATCGCAGTTCGGGTAATAGTCAATGGCTATTAGAGCGTCGATTAAATATAGATTAATTAAGGCTAGCGTTTCTCACCGGAACCTAAGCCTAACGGCGTCAACAAAGAAAGCATCAGCAGTAATTTACGACAAAAAAGTCTACGCATCAATATCTTCGAGCACTTTAAACGCTTCCATTTTTACTCAAAGTCTCACGGCTATTGCGAACTTTAGGAATCTTTCTCTACATGACGTTCATGTAAATGCAGAAAGAACTATTTTCTTTTTCACCAGCGATTTATCTCTTTCTGATATACAGCAGATATCAGCCACCAAGAATATAATAGATCCGCTTGGTTTACTTAGTGCAGATCCTGAATTTAATATAGGCAAAGGGATCTCTAATACATTAAACCTTAATGACTTTTTGCGTACCGGAGTTGGTAAAGGAATTTCGGACTCGGTCACCTTAAGCGAAGGTCAGGTATTTAGCTCAATCAAAGCAGTTTCAGATTCGATTGCATTTAGTGAAAGCGTACATACCTTACTAACTTATATTCGAGCATTTTCAAACTTTACGACAATGGTCGAGAGTGTTTCTTTTGATTCGGGAAAGAATGCAGTCAATCAAATAAATTTCTCGGAAGAAACTATAACGCACCCCAATTTAGGTAAGGCTGACAGCGTATCGTTTACCGATATACATGCTACTGAAGTAGGTAAGCTAAACCTTGATGATATTCCTTTTCTAGATGGGGTAGTAATAGCTAGGCAACCATTTAACTTTATTTTTACACAGGCTTTAGATGTAGTAACTGTAACGGGTGAGCCAACTGATGCATTTGGATTTACATCCGCCGCCCCAATTTTCTCTATAGAAACTACCCTGCAAGATTTTTTTGCGCTTGATGATTTTGCTCAAGTTGACAAAGATGTAGTGGGAGTTAAAACAAACGTAATAGGGTTCTTTGAAACTCTTGGTCTTGGTGTCGATAAAACCATTCCAAATCAATATATTACCTTGACCGAAGCGCAGTTATTTGCTTTGTCAAAACCTCTTGAAGACTCTATAATAGTATCTGAATCAGCGGCTTTTCATACGTCAAAGTCACTGAGTAATAATACAAGCTTTACAGACGTAGTCACACTGTCTTCAGGGATCGGAAAATCGGATGGTATAGGTATTGTCGATTCCATTGACATAGCGCATGTAGTTTCTACTGCTGTGCTTAGTCAAAGTTTACTCGGCAATATGATATTGAATGCTGAATAAACCGGAGAACCACCATGATCCTCGATGATCTTAAGCTTAAAGGCCGTCTTACCGTAAATTTACTAGCGGAAGATGGATCTATTAAGCACACTCAAGAAATACCCAACTTAGTTGTAACGACAGGTAAAACCTTCGTAGCAAGTCGCATGGCTGGAACATCTTCTAGCGTAATGAGTCACATGGCTATAGGAACCTCGGCGGCGGCGGCTGCAGTCGGAAATACGACGCTTGGTGCTGAAGTTGCAAGAGTTGCTCTAACAAGCACTACCCCTAACAACAACGACATCGTCTACGTTGCTTCATTCCCAGCAGGAACCCCAGCTAGCTCTGCGGCTGTTGTAGAGGCGGCAATATTTAATGCTTCTTCAAGCGGCACCATGCTGTGCAGGACTGTCTTCAGCGTCATAAACAAGGCAAGTACGGATAGCCTTTCCATAAGTTGGACAATTTCAGCTAGCTAGGAGCCTTAAATGGCAATTCAGTTCTCGAACCTAGCTAGCACTACGCTGGCTAGTGGCGTTTCCTCATCGGCAACGTCTGTAAGTGTAACTAGCGCTTCTCTATTCCCTACGTTAGGGGGTGGCGATTACTTCTACGCGACCCTTGGCGCTGGAACAGGCTCAGAGATAGTTAAAGTAACGGCTATATCGGGAACGACATTTACGGTTATTCGTGGTCAGGACGGCACTACAGCGGTTAGTCACAGTGCTGGAGTTGACTGCGCCTTGCGTGTAACTGCGGCGGCACTAGAAGACCTTCGGGATGCCACTGACAATGACACTACCTACTCTGTACAAGATGGCGAGCTTTCGCAAAATAACTTTACTAACGCTGATCATTCCAAGCTGGATGGTATTGCAACTAACGCAAATAACTATTCCCACCCCTCTGCTCACGCTATTAGTTTTATCACTGGGCTACAGACTGCGTTAGATGGAAAGGTAGATGATTCTCAAGTTCTAACGAACGTACCGTCGGGTGCTTTGTTTACAGATACTAACACTACCTACTCTGTACAAGATGGTGAGCTTTCGCAAAATAACTTCACGAATGCTGATCACTCCAAGCTGGATGGCGTAGCAACTAGCGCAAATAACTATGTGTTACCTTCCGGTATTGCGACAGAATCTTACGTTGGCACACAGATCAGCAACCTTGTTGACTCTTCTCCCGCTACGTTAAACACATTAAATGAGTCTCC